TTTGTATATGTATTAAATTGGCAGCGCATAGGAGAATCGAACTCCTGTTGCATGGATGAAAACCATGTGTCCTAACCACTAGACGAATGCGCCGTGTTTTATCTTCAGTTATTAGTATAGGGAAAAGTGTGACCTATTGTCAACTAGTTTTTGATATTTTCTTGAATTAGATTTAATTCTTCGATTTTCTTTTGTAGAATCTCTGTTCGATTGGGCCAGTAGATATATTCCTTGTCTGAATCTTTCATAAGATTCTCAAGTAATGGTCGGATAAAGTTATCCATCTTTTCGATTACTTCCGTTGCAGAAGTAGTCTTCTCCACTATCTTTGTATCTACAGAGGCAAGTTCCTCTGCATCCATAGCGGTAAATCCAAAATCGTTATATTCTACTGACATACTATTATTTATACTTCTTGATTAGGATATCTGACATATCTTTCTAAATCTTTTAGTGTCTCTTTATCATCTTGCACTTCCATATAATTTGCACGATGTTGCATTGTAATCTCAGGAAACTCGATGGAAGGATATGCAGTGACTAATTTATACACTAAGTGTGCAATGTCATTGTTCTTTAGACTTGGTAGTTCGTCATGTTCAATCAATCCTAAATTGATTGTAGTCATCTTGTATTTCTTTTTAGAGTTGTAAGTAAGATTGTTTGCAAGGTGATTCAGTTGTGCCTTCTCACTTGCATACTTGTATCCTTTAGATATGTTTGGTTGACTTGCACGACTAGAGAAGTTGATAATCATTTTACTTCCTTCGTTAATCCATGCCTCATGTGCAATAGATAGAATCTCTGCTTGGTCTTGATGTGCAAAGTTCAATAATACATCACACGGAGTGTGACCATTAAATATCCAACAGTTGGTTCCGTTAGAGGTTATATCTTCACATCGAATTGGTGTGACCTCGAATGTTTTACCAGCATGTGGTGTTGATTCAAACACATCTTTAATTGTCTTTGCAAGACCACTACTTCCTGTTATTGCTATTCTCATAATACTCTCTCACTATATCAAACGATGGTTTTCCAAACAGTGAACCATCAACACTACACTTGTTACACGGAGACATACTTCTGTCTCCCTTCATTAATTTCTTACGAATCTTTGTCATAGGTTTACTGAACCAAACGTCATGTAAACTCTGTTGCATCAGATTACCTACTACATGTTCACGACCCCAGTCGTTTGAGCAGAATAAAACATCACCATTCCAATCAACAAACATTTTATAGAAAGGGTAATGACACGGTTTACCCTGTAACGATTTGATATCAGTTTCTTCGATTCCGACCCAATCAATTGTTCCACTCCTATTGTTTAATATTAATCCATGTTTCTCAAAGTCACCCCAATGCATTCTGAATTTGTATTGGTCTTCTCTTATTCTTGCTTCTGCCATCATAGTGTCGAAGTGTTCCATCTGATGTATACCATCATACAGATTTACATACAACAAATCTAAACCATTCCGAAACAATTTTTTTACATAATCGACATCTAACTTATCACCGTTAGTGTTACACTCAAGTGTTGCTTGTTGTAAACTAAATCTAAACTCTTTTACAATTTCAGGAAAATTAGGATTCAATAAGTTCTCACCAAATCCACTAAAAGATATTTTACCTTGAAAATTATTGTCACCTAACTCTTCTGCAATCGTGTTTGCACCCTTGACAGTCATGTGTAGGTTTCTATTTGGAAATACTTTAGGGTCATGTCTAGGGCAAAAGACACAAGTTCGATTACAGAGTTCAGTAGTGTTTACTTCAACCGTAAGAATAGAGTCAAGAGGTTTACCATCATTCTTTAACCAATGTTTCTTTTCCTGTTCTCTACGGTGTTCTAGGAAGTCGTATTGGTCGACTGCTGTAATTGGAATGTTTCTATTGTCGTTCACAAGTGACATGACGTTCTATGTCGTTCTCCTCTTTGATGTATTTATAGACAATCTTGTCACCACTTTCAAAGGGAACAAAATACTTTGGAATCAAAAAGAATTGTTGGTCATCATACTCACTCAACATAGTAGACTTTGGAAAACCTTTATGTTTATAGAGATAAGGTTCTAGTTTAATCTCTTCTTCTAGTCCTGTTTCAAAAGCAGAGAAGATAAGTTTATCTTCAGACCTTGCACAATATACACAATCGATATCGTGTAGTAAACCTAATCTTATAGAATACTCTTCGGGAAAATTAAATCTAAGGACATCTTCAGTGATATCCTTAAATGCCTTTATGTAAACTGGACTTACTTGATTTAATTCTAACGGTCTTACTACTTCGTTCTTAGAAGTATCCACCGTCTCTGACAGTCTCATCCTCATCGTCATTCCCATCTGAAGCACTAATGAAATCTCCACTCTCTTTAAGACCATCGATGAATGACTCTGTATCTTTTACAAAGTTTTCAATCATTACATCTTTAGTCTGAGTAGTAGAGACACTTTCGAATCCTAATCCTTCTGCAACTTCAGAGATTTTACCCTTAGTCATTGCCTTTAGTTCTGATTCATTTGGGATTGTGACTTCTTCGAACTCTTCTTCTTGTTGTTGATTCTTCTCATCAACAGCGGCCTGCAAATCTTCTACACTATCATACGTTTTGATTTCTTTTGTGACTGGTGCTTCTACTGAGTCACCACTTGATAATGCCTGTCTAACGTTAGGTGCATTACCACCTGTAATAGGGAATGTAGGTGTAGTTGTTGTATCTTCTTCTGCAACCTTTAACTCTTCTTCAACTTCTTCCTCAACTGATTCAGCAACATCCTCTACTTCTTCAAAGAACTCTTCGATACCTTTTGCATCTTCAGGAACTTCTAGGACTACGTCTTCTCTCTCTTCGATTTCGTTGACTGTCTCTTCTTCCCATTCTTTGAATGACTTCTTAGTCTCTTCGACTTTCTTTACTAACTCTTTATCTTCAGAGATAGGGAGTTCTATTTGTTTTTCTTCTTCTTGAACTTCTTCTTCTTTGACTGGATTCAATGCACGTGCAACTGCAAATGCTGGTGATGTTTTTCCAGGCACCTTAGGTTTAGGTTGTAAGTCGGGAGTATCACTTGAAGTAACACTTGGTGCATTCCCACCTGTAACTGGAGTTGTTGGTGCAGAGGTTACGTTACCTTGCACATTTGATAATGCATTGAGTTGTGCTTGAACGATTGCAAGTTCTTGTTCTGCTTTCTTTCTTGCAATTCTTTCTTCTGCAATTTTACCTGACATTGCAGACTCACGTTCTTCACGTTCTTTTGCGAGTCTCTCCTGTTCTTCCATTTGGAGTTGACCCATACGTTGTTGTGCATTCTGTAATACTGTATTGTATTCAATCAATCCTTTAGTAGTCTCTTCTCTCAGAGATACTAATGCATCCAAGTCTGCAAGTTTGTAATTACCTTTAGCAAGACCTGCTTCCATAATCGAAGTTACAGTTTGTGCATTTGTTGGTGATATTGCGATTGTAAAATCGTTGACTCTTTTAGTGAGACGTTCCAGTTCTGATGGTTCTCTCTCTACCTGTTCTTCTGCGAAGGTTTTCGTTTCATCTGCCATAATAAATTTATCCTATAAAATAACCCATGGGGGAGTGTGCGACTAGAAAGGTTCTAACATCGGAAAGTGTATATACCTTCCTCACAAATAATATGTATAGTCTCGAACTCCTACAAGTATTTAGTTAAAATTGAACATCAGGAAACGCATTTTCACATATTTCCTTAGTGATGTTTTTAAACGGATTTGTTCCGTCTTTAATTAAATCTAACATTTCTGCTTCCTTAGCAGGAATACTTTCTAGTAACTGAATCCACATAGTTTCTCTTCTCATGGGAGAAACTTCTTCAGTGCAAAAATACTTTAACTGTTTAAATTCAAATCTCAAAGATGTTTCTGCAAGGTCTGAAGCAGGTGCATCATTTTCACCGTATGGTGTTTTACCTTCAGGTAGTGTTGACTTGATGTTGTCGTTGAACAACCATTGTAACACATATCTTACAGCACCGTTTCTATCGTTGAACACTCTGAGTCCTTGACTTGCAAGGTCGGGTTCCTTTTCTGCAACGATATTTGCTTGACACAAAATCTCGTATACATCTGCATCGTTAGTCAACTCTTGTCTTTTGGTGACCAACTCCATCTTTGGTTTGTTAGGAGCACCCTTAGGTCTTCCTCTTCCTCTTTTCTTTTCCGTCATAATGTAAAATCCTCTACATGATTTAGTAACTCATTTAATCTATGAGTTCTTAGATAGTCAAAGACTTTGCCTCTGACCACGTTAGTTTTATCATACTCTTGTAAAATCTTATTCTCGATATCTTCGGGAATGAACTCTAAGTCAATTAGAGTTTGATTTCTTAAGTAGTTACGATAGTATTTATCGTCCTTTTCAATAGTCATTCTCATGTAACTATTGAGTATAGGTTTTCTCAAAGGAGTCTGGCGGATACCCAAATCAAACACATCATCAT